TCCGGTCCTATGAGCGGTTTCTACAATCGCACCGACCGGCGCTGACGCTGCCGGCTCTTCGACGGGACGCGAAGACCGAAACGGCGATCCGCAGGTTTCTGAGGCAGCATGGCCGTCAAGTCGGGTGATTCGTGTTCGTGCTGTAAGCGGGCGCGGCTTGGTGTGGTGCGATCGTGCGCCGCCGGGCAGTACCAGATTCGGTACCTCAAGTGCCCGAAATGCGGTGCCCGTGAACGCAGTGTCGTTCCCAGCGATCACATTCGCCGACGCGGCGACGTTTCCTAAGTAGGAAACAACTCGCTCCTGCCTTCTGCAAGGAGCGGCACCTGCGGCTCTACCGTGCGAGTAGGTCATCACACCTACCGCACAAGGAGTCGCCGCACATGGCTGCCAGCCGCGTCAAGAAACTGCTCGACGAACTCGCTTCAACGCTCGCGGAGCTTGACCTGCTCGATGAGCAGGGGGAAGCCGAAGAGGCCGGCGAGAGCGCCGACGGCACGCAGGCAGAGGGCGGCGAGCGTTCCGCGGTCCAGGCGGTCGAGGCCCGGCAGGTCCAGTACGACGCGCTCGTTGCCAAGGCCGAGCGGATCAAGGCCGCCATCGCCAAGGAAGAGTCTCGCGAGGCCAAGAAGGCCGAACTGCTCAAGGTTCTGAACCGGGCCGCTCCGGCCCCCGTGGAGACCACCGAGATGAAGACTCGCATCGAGCCGGTTTCGTACCGCGGCTACAAGCCCGGCGTGTTCGAGTCGCCCGAGGTCGCCCATCGCTGCGGCCAGTGGCTCAAGAGCCTCAACGGCGACCGCGAGGCCACCCGGTGGTGCTCCGACCATCTCGGCTCCGAGTTCCGCGACATGGGCGGCCAGGTCAACTCGCTCGGCGGCAGCCTGGTTTTTGAGGATTTCAGCAATTCCCTCATCAGGCTGGTCGAAACGTTCGGGGTGTCGATGAACCTCGCCCAGCGGGTCACGATGTCCTCGGACACCCTGCTGGTGCCGAAGCGTCTGTCGGGTGTCACCGGCTACTGGCTTGGCGAGAACACGACCATTACGACCAGCGACCCGACCGCGACGATGGTGCAGATGGTGCTGAAGAAGCTGGCCGCGGCCACCCGCGTCAGCAACGAGCTCCTGGCCGACAACGCCATCTCGGTGGCCCAGTGGCTGGTGCAGGAATACGCCACCACGATCAGCGGCACCCTGGACGATGCCTTCTTCAATGGGGATGGCACGCTGGGATCTTACGGCGGCATCCGCGGCCTTGAGCAGATCAACGACGGCACGCACACCGCGTCGGTGGTGTCGGCGGCCAGCGGCAACACCACGCTGGCAACGCTTGATATCGATGACTACCTGCGGGCGCTCGCTGCTCTGCCGCGGTACGCGATCGGCACGTCCGCCTGGTACATGCACCCGGCGGTCTACCACCAGAGCGTGCAGCGGATGATGCTGAGCTCGGGCACCGTGGGCAGCGGCACGGTCGGGGCTCTTGCCGGCGGCAACACCGCGGCGAACCTCGCCCAGGGCACGCCGAACACGTTCCTCGGCCTGCCGGTCGTGTGGGTGCTGAAGATGCGGTCGGCTCCGATCACGAATCAGATCTACGCCTACGTCGGCGACCTGTCGCTCTCGTCCATCATGGCGAACAAGGGCGACATGCAGATCGCGTCCAGCACCGACCGCTACTTCGAGGTCGATCAGACCGCGTGGCGGGTCACCTACCGTGTGGACATCAACCACCACTCGCTCGGCACCAACTCCGAGGCCGGGCCGGTGGTCGCCCTCAAGCTCGCCTGAACCTGAACCATCCCTGGAGAACCCTGACCAATGAACCACGCAGCGGGTACCAAGAGCGTTGCCAAGCACTCGGCGAGCATCGCCGCCACCGCGACGTTCACGCACGAGATCGACACCGCCGGCTTCAAGTACGCCAGCATCGACGTGCTGTTTTCGCCGTTCACGGCGAGCAACGTGTCGATCGCCAACGTGCTCCGGGTCAGCGAGGCCGACACGTCGGGGGCCACCGGCTCCAACGTTTCCGGCCTGGTCGGCGGCACGGACTTTACGATCGCCTCGACCGGGGCGAGCACCGGGGCCGACATCGGCGCCATCGCCCGGTTCAACGTCGATCTGCGTGGCCGCCGCCGGTACCTGACGGTCCGCGTGACGCCCAGCACCACGGTTGCGGTCATCTCGTCCGCTCGGCTCAGCAAGGGCGAGCAGCACGCGACGACGGCCTCTGAGGCGAACGTCAACAACGTCGCCAGCGTCTGACACTTGACCGGCATGCGAGAACGCCCACAGCGGGCGGCTGGGTTCGCCCGGCCGCCCGTTTGGCGTTTATAGGAGCCGCATCGTGAAAGTCCGAGTTGGCAACGTCGAGCACGAGATCGCCGTAGAGGCGGCTTTCAGCCTGCCTCGTCTGGCATTTACTGACAACTACTTCTGCGTCATGTCGTCTTTGGGGCCGCTGGGCATTCGGCCAACAAAATTCACTGGGGCATTTTGGGAACAATGTTTGGACAGGGTGCTGGTTGAGATGGTCGAGCGTACGGAGTGGATTCTGACCATCGACTACGACACGGTGTTTGAGGCCGACACGGTGCAGCGGTTGATGACGGCGGCGTTGGTGTCGGGCTACGACGCCGTCGCCCCGCTGCAGACCAAGAGGGATGACGGCATCCCCATGTTCACGCCCGAGGGGCACGACGGCAGCATCGGCGTTGTGCAGCTGCCCAATTCGTGGTTTGAGGCCGTGGTGCAGCCGGTGGATACCGCCCATTTTGGCTGCACGCTGATTCGCAGCGAGGCCCTGAAGCGGACGCCGGCCCCGTGGTTCCTCGGCACGCCGCGGCCGGATGGGCACTGGGGCGATGCCCCGCCGGGCGACAACGTGCATCGCGTGGACCCGGACATCCACTTCTGGAAGGCGTTTAAACGGGCCGGCAACAAACTGGCCGTGGCACCGCAGATCGCCATCGGCCACGCCGAGCTCAAGATCACGTGGCCGGGGCGCGACCTGAAGCCGGTCTACCAGACGCCCAGCAGCTATTGGAACAAGGGCGGGCGCCGGCCCGCCGAGGCCTGGGGAAGCATTGAACACGGGGAGGCAAGCTGTGCCACGTCCTGACCACGTCCTGTTGCGTTTCACGCGGTCCATGATGGGCTACACGCGGGGAGCCGTCATCGAGTACCCGACCGGCCCGGCCAAGTCCCTGCTGGCGACCGGCGGCGTGGAGGTCATCCACGAGCGGCCGCTGATCGAAGAGGCGGTGTTCGAGCAGCGGAACGTCGAGACCGCCGACGCCCCGCGGCGTAGAGGGAGGCCCCGACGATGAGGTACCGCAGTCTGGTGCGGGCGACCGAGCCCGCTGCATACCCGGTGACACTGGCCGAGGCCAAGCTGCACCTGCGTATCGACAACACCGACGACGACACGCTGATCACGTCGCTGATTGCGTCGGCCACCCGCTGGGCCGAGGACTACTGCGACCGCACGTTCTGCTCGACGCAGTGGACGATGCGGCTGGATTCGTTCTACGGCCCGGTCGGCAGCCCGGTGCAATTTGGGCTGAAGGCCGACGGCAACAACATCGAAGGCCGCCAGGGCACAGTTCCCAACCTCGACATCGAGCTGCCCCGGCCGCCGATGGTGCAGTCGGGGACGGCCACGGCCGTCACGGTGACCTACACGCCCTCGGCAGGGGCCGCTACGGCCACGCTGGACGCCGCTGAGTACCGGGTGGACCGTCAGGCCACCCCGGGCGTGTGCCGGCCGCTGTATGGCAAATCGTGGCCCTCGCACTTGGTGGACCAGAACAGCACCACCGTGACGTGGTGGGCCGGCTATTCGGCCGATGGCACCAGCGTGCCGGCCCCGGTGAAGTCGGCCGTCTTGCTCATCGTGTCGCACCTGTGGAGCAACCGTGACGCGGCGTCGGAAAAGAACCTGACCGACGTGCCGTACGGCGTAAAGGCGATGCTGGACACCATCCGCTGGGGGAGTTACCGCTGATGGCACTGCCGGCGGGCGACCTGTGGACCCGGATCACCATTGAGCAGCCCACGGCCTCGGCCAACCAGGTCGGCGAGCCGACTCTGACGTGGTCCACGTTTGCCACGGTGTGGGCCGACGTGCAGTCGCTGTCGTCCCGCGAGACTGAACGGTACGCCGAAACCGTCGGCTTCATGACGCACCGGGTGCGGATCCGGTACCGCAGCGGGCTTACCTCGGCCATGCGGATCGTCTATCGCAACCGGGTGCTGGAAATCGGGCAGATCCTCGAGCGGGACCGGCTCTGGCATCAGGAAATCATCTGCACCGAGAAGAGGGACGCATGAGCCTGCCCGAAGCCCCGGAAGCGTTCCTGTACCAGCGTCTGACGAGCCAGACGGCCGTATCGTCGCTGATCGGATCCCGGGTGTTCCCGCTTCTGGCCCCGACGGGCACGCCGCTGCCGCTGGTCGTCTACCAACGCACCTCTGTGGAGCGGCCAAGGTCGCTGACCGGCAACGTCGGCAATCCAGTAGTGACGCTACAGCTGACGACCTACGGCACCAGTTACACCAGCGTGAAGACGATCGCCCGGGCCGTCCGCCTGGCCGTTGACAACTGGACCGGCACGACGGCCGGCGTGACGATCCAACGCACCACGCTGGTCACCGAGGCCGACGGCGTGGACATGCCGGCCGACGACCAGATGCTGCCGTACTACAGCGTCCAGCAGTCCTACGAGTTTCGCATCAACGAGGCGACGTGATGGCAGACGGCATTGAGTTTCGGCTCAACACGACCGAGAAGGACGCCCGGTGGGTGTCCGGTTCCACCCTGCAAAAGGCCGTTCGTCTGGACGCAAACGAGATCCGGGCGGCTGTTGAAAGATCCATGCAGCCCGGGCTGGCGTCCCTTCGGCAGAACGTGCAGGAGGTCGGCACGGTCACTGGGCGGCTGCGTCGATCGCCGGCAATCGTCACTAGGCGGTACGGTCGGGCTCCGCGGCTGACCGTAATGGGGCTTGTCGGCTACCGCAGCGGCGTTGCGCCGCATGCCCGGTTGATGGAATTGGGCACGCCGCCTCGAGCCGGCCGCGGGCTGGTCAAGGCTCGCCGCTTGGCGTGGAAAGCGTTTTTCTACAACCGCGACACGATGTCGGCCCGCATGCAGGCGGAAATGGAAGCGTTGCTTTCCAAGGCCGTCTCAGCCGCAGCTCAGTAACTGCAAGGATTCCGGCTGTTTCTTCTACCGTACACGTAGGGCCCTTGAGCCCACGACCTTCAGGAGTTACGCCACATGGCAGCCGATTCGCAGGGCAACAACTTCGTTTTCGCCGGCAGCACCTACACGGTCACCAGCGTCACCGTGACGCCCGGCGGCGACCTGCTTGATCAGTCGCACCTCGCGCTGGCCAGCGGCGCCAACCGGCTGTATCAGGCTCCGGCGCTCAAGGATGATGAAATCAACTGCGAAGCCCTTGGCACGACTGCCCTGGCCATTGGTGCTACCGGCAATCTGTCGTTTGCCAGCGTGACCTACACTGCCACGGTGTCCAGTTCAAGCGTCGCTTACTCGGTGGGCGAACTGGTCAAGCAGTCGCTGACGTTCAAGATCAAGAGCTGACGACGGGAGGCCGTCGTGGCGTTCGTATCGCAGGGCACGACCATCACATGGGGCGGCATTGCCCTGGGCGAGGTGGTGTCGATTGGCGTCAACGGCGTCGAAGTCGAGACCGTCGATGTTACGCCGCGGCAGTCTTTGACCGGGTACCGGTCGTTTTCGCCGACCGACGTTGATCTTGGCACCATCGCCGTAACGGCCCGCGGTACGGCGCTGATGACCATCGCCAACGTCGGCTTGACGGCTGCCTTATCAATCGGAGGGCCGAGCGCTTCGTGGTCATTCCCAAAAGCGATCTTTCAATCGCTTGGATGGCAGGCGAGCGTCGGCGAAATGCAGTTGTACAACGTCACATTCAAGCTAGGGGAGTAGGCATGGCAACGCTCACCAAAGAGCAGATTCTGGCGGCCGACGATCTGGGTCTCTTGAAGGTGCCAGTTCCCGAGTGGGGCGGCGAGGTGTACATCCGCGTCATGAGCGTCGGGGAGCGGGACGCCTACGAAAACGAATGGGTCCGCAAGAAGGACAGTGGCGTGGACGATTTCCGCACCAAGTTTTTGGTGCGGTGCCTGGTTGACGAGAAGGGCGCTCGCCTGTTCGACAACGGCGACATTGCGCGGCTGTCCGCAAAGAGTGCCAAGGTCATGAACCGCATCTGGCAGGCTGCCATGGACCATAACAACTTGTCGGAGACGGCGATCGAGGAACTGGCAAAAAACTGAAAGCCCGGCCAGACCGGGCGTTTTTGTTTCGTCTGGCACTGGCAACGGGATGGACGTGGGAATACATCCTTTCAATGCCGGTGAGCCTGCTGCGGGAATGGGTGGCGTTCGACAAGTACATCGAACCGTTTGGAAGGGAGTGGCATCAAGCCGGAATGCTCGCAGCGTTGACCATCGCCCCGCACGTTCGGGGCAAGGCGCCAAAGCCAGAAGACTTCATGCCAATCAAACGACCGCCAATGACCGGCGAGGAAATCGCCGCTGAATTGTCGAAGCTAGGACGGCACGCTCATGGCCAAGGTTGATCTTGCGTTTCGGTTGACCGCGAATGCGGACGGCATGGCTGCCGGCGTAGCCAAGGCCGATGCCGAACTGTCCAAGGTCGGAGCCACGTCCAAAGCAACGGCCGCGGAGTTCCGCAGGGCCGCCAAGCTCGCGCAGGAACTAAAAACACCGACCGAGAAGTACGCCGACACCATCGCCCTGCTCGACAAGTACCTGCAAAAGGGGCTGGTGACGCAGGAGATCTACGGCCGGGCCGTAGCCAAGGCCGACGCCGAGCTGCAGGCCGCAACGTCCACGATGGACGAGATGGCAGCAAGGGCCGGGTTGCTGGAGCGAGTGGTCAACGGCACGAGCAACGCCATTCGTGGTGTTGGCGACGCTACCAAATCAGTAGCGGACGCCGGCGTCTCGGTGATCAAGTTTGGCAAAGACGTGGCGTGGACTTACGCCCAGTGGCGACTGTTTTCTGCCGTGCGGAA